TGTGAAATAGCCGCTTGATCTCCTGCAAGCCCGCTCCCACCGAAGCCACCAATAAATGTTGTGATGCCTGATGAAATAGCGGTTGCTATTGGCTGTGAAATCTGCTGTTGGACCACCAGCCGCATGACCTCCTGCCCCAGTGATCTAATCGCATCCTCTGCCGATTGCGCCCCGGTAATCATGTCGGCAAAAGTTGCACCAAACGCATCGCCGATCCCATCCGCCATTTCACGCAATCGCTCGGCCTTGCCAAGCCGATCCAGTGCGTCTGCATACTGTTCTGTGACAAGTGTTGCCTCAGCAGACCCTTTGCCATACGCCTCATTCGCCGCCGTCTCATACTCCCGCATCTTAATAGCGCGTTCGCGTTCCTCCGATGCTTTGCCTTGCAGCTTGATTTCCCATTCAATCTCACTGTTAAGGTCTTTGAGAGTCTTAACGGCCTCCACATTTGCCACTGCTTCCTGAGCGGCCATACCAGTTGGCGCAGAGGTTTGAGTTGTCTGAATCAACGGCCCGTATTTTGCTTTTGGATTAAAGAATTCATCTGCACTGGAAACTTTAGGTCTGTATTGGTCAATGATAGCTTGACGGCCATCTTCAAAGTCTTTGATATAGACTTCATAAACAGCAAGTTCTTTCGATGCAGCGGCTTTTGCATCGGCCTCAGTGACGCCAGAAACAAACGCAGTTCCGGCCTCAGAAGTTGATGCGTCACCCAAAGCGTTTTTGACACTGTCGCCAAATTGCTTTCGATATAATGCGAGGTCTTTATCGAAGCCCTTCAAAAAAGATGCCATCTTTTCGTCTTGAAGTTGCGTGATAGCATCTTGCTTCAACTTATTCCATAGTGCCGGATCATCTTCAATTAACTGTGGGCCGGAGTAGAAACGAGCATCAGAGCCGGGGGCCTTGCTTCGTGTGCCGCCCGCGGTGGCATATAATTTATTTGTTCGCCCGAAAAGTTCATCTTCCGAATATCCGTTTGTTTTGAATATCCCGGCCTTCATGGCATCTACAATAGCCCCACCTGTCCGATAGGCAAGATTGATAACGGTCTTGCTTGCTGCAAAAAAACCACTTGTGAATACATCGAACGCAACATCGGATGCTCCTGCAAAATCATGCTTCATGTATTTGGCAAACGATACCATGTAGTCTTTAATGCGGCCCACTTCGGCTGCCGCAACACGGCCCCAATACTTGAAATCAGATTGATTCTCTTTCAGGGATTTGGTGATTGCATCCGCGCCTTTTTCAAAGACCGGGGCAAATCCCTCGCCAAAGGATGCTTTTGCGGCTGTGAACGCCATCTTAAATTTGTCAATGGAATGTTGGGTAATGGAAGTCATCTTTCCATACGCTTCCATCGACAGCCCGGCTCGATTCTGCATAAATGCCAAATCGCCATATTGCCCCGAAGCATTGGCGATTGACGCACTCAGGCCAGTCAAGGCCCGGATATTCGGAAAGATCGCCGCGACCGTCTCCTGAGAGACACCGGAAAGCCGACTCAGTATTCCCGTTAATCCCTCGGCGCGGAGCGTAGCGGTATTCATAGCCACGCCAAATTTGTTCTGGAAGAGATCAGCCGCCTCATCGGTCGGCTTCATCATCGTGGCTATAATTGCTTTCAGGCCCGTAATTGCAATATCCGTCCGAACACCGGAGCGGGTCATAGTTGACAGCGCCGCCCCCATTTCCTCAAGCGACAGCCCAGCATTGGCCGCCAGTGAAGCCACTTTACCGATATTGGGAGCCAATTCACCAAAGGTTGTTTTACCGCGTTTGACGATGGCGAACAGCAGATCGGACACACTGGCCGCATCATCGGCCTCAAGCCGATATGATTTGATGATGGTTGTGATCGCATCAGCGGCAACGCCCGTTGTGGTTAATCCCGCTGCGGCGGCTTTACTGGACACCTCAAGCACATCCAGCGCCTTAGATGCCGGAATGCTTGCAGAGAGAATATCATACAAACCACGGCTCAGCGTATCCGTAGATTCACCGATTGACATACTCATAGATTGAACAGCCCGGCTATACCGCGGCAGATACCGCATCGATTGGCCGTCCAGCATCGTACTGACTTCGGCCAACTGCTTTTCAAAGGTAGCGAAGGTCTTGACCGTATTATTGACACCATAGATAATACCGCCGCCGGCCAGCATCATCTTGAGCTTGCCAAGCCCCATAGACAGCGGGTTCAGAGCGCCAGTGATACCCCGGACGGCTCTTGTTGCAAGCCCGGCAGATTTAGCAATGCCGGAAGAGGCCATAGAAAACGACCTGGCCCCGTCTTTCGCCTTACGAGCATCAACGCCTAATCGCAACCAATGTTCTTTACTCATCGTCGTTTTTCTTTCGCATGTGTTCCAGCCACGCCGTGTCCATTCGTTTTATTAGCATAATAAACCATCGCCGTCTTTCTGGTTGGTCAATCTGGTTTTCATCGAGCCAACCAGCCAGATCAGCCATCCCAAGCGGGTTTGCCGACATACCATATTGCCGAAAACCCGACAACTCCGAAAACGCATTCCATACCGGTCTCAGATAAGCCAATAACCGTGGCTTTTGTTCCAATGCCTTGACCGTTTCGCCTCGTTTGGCAAGATCAATCAAAAACGATTCATCTTTTGAAAACTCCAAGTGCCAGCAAAGGAACTCTGTTAGTTTTTTACCGCAGTTTCGGTTTCCTGATAGCGGTAGCGTTCTTTGGAATGAGCAATTGTTAGAACGAAATGGTACAGATCAACCAAATCTTCATTCTTAAACAATTCAAAAGCATTTTCCGGGCTGTACTCAATCGGCTTGCCGTTTTCCTCGATGTTTTCCCAGCCCAAAAGAACATGCTTTGCAACTGCCTTTTTAGTCAGTAATTTGTCCAGCTTGTCGTCAAAGGTTCCGGCGTGAATTGAAGCCAAATGTGGCTCAATCAAATCTGCCATGTATTCTTGAAACGCTGGATTCGGCTTCCGGGCGATCAACAGACGCACACCGTCTGTATAATCAACCCAGACACCGCCCGAAACCTTTTTTGCATCGACTTTCAATTTGTTAATGTCTGCCATTCTTGCACCTATTTTTTACAAAATTAACGGTTTCTGTTCATTTTACGCAGCGAACTTGGCAATCCGGATTGTAATCCCTTCGGTTGCGTGCATCTTCGCGTTGTAACTGAGGTTTGCCATGATGTCCTGATTCTTACCAGGAGCAGGGCGATCACCATCTGAAAACTTCACTGCCGGCAGATCAATAACATACGCATTTCCAGCCGCATCCTGCATCACAATTGCCAGTGATGTTTCGGTGTCATTGAGATACTTGTCATAGAGCGTTTTAGTCTTGAAGTAGGCATTCAGCGAGCCGGTAACACCACATTCGCCAGTTCCCACATCAAAGGCCCCCAACGCACCAAGTTTTTCTCTTGGAGTCAGATTGTTTGCCAGATTCATACTGAATTCTTTGGCCGCAACCGATGCCTGATTTTCCAGCAAGCCCTCAATATGATCGACCGTGTTCAGAATCGAATTCGTCGGGGCTGCGTCATAGCCGGTTCCGCCCGATGCCGTTTCAGATTCTTCTTTTTTACCGGCAAAATCAAAGCTGGCCGTAACCATATTCTTCAAGGCGACACTCAATCCAAAGCCGTTGACCATACATCCGGTAAACAAGGCAAATTCATTCGAGAGGTCCGTATATTTCCGCTCGATATTGAAGCTGATCTTGGTGGTCCCATTGACTGCCTGAGCGCCCATGACGATTGTTACAGAGTCCCCAACCGCCTCTGTTACAAGCGTTCCGCCCGATACGATAATCTTGCCCGCCGCTACAGAGGTGAGCTTGAAGATACCATTGTTGGCGGCCGTAGTGAATCCAGACACTTTGACCCATTGACCGACAACCAGACTACCGAAGCCGTTTGCTGAATCATTGAATGAATTATCTGTGTCGCTTGCATCGATGGTCGTTATTGGCCCAACCGTAACAGGACTGGACCATGCAGAGGCCATCAAGCCCGCAAGAATCAGATCATCGTAAGCCCCGTAACTCATTTCGGCATTGACCCCGCCGCTCATGCCGAGCCCGGTACGGACAATATCCGAAATCTGCCTGTCAGACCGAAGCTCGTTCGATACCTGTGTTTCCTGCGTTCCCTTTAAGGACTCGCCAGTTAGCCGCATCGTTTGAAGATTCGATCCCGTTACCTGAGAACCAAAGGTTGTTTCTTCAATATACGCCAGTTGCGCCCGATTGGCATCACTTACTGTTTCTGAAAAAGTTGTCATTTTTCTATCCTTTCAAAATGATTATCCGATTTCATCAAAATAAAAAGGGCATCTCACTGTGTACGCCCAATAGTTTCCGTCTCTACCCATGGGTTTGCCTTTGGGGGTTCCGTAATGAATATTGCCCGCCGTCAACCCACGAAAAGCCGTTTCAATATGGCCAGCCATCACACGCAGGGCCTTATCCCCCTTGCTGAGCGGGATAAATAGCTGAGCATACAAAATGCCAACCGTTCGATAACGGCGATTGCTGGTACTGCCGATGTCCGCCTGATCGGTATCGCCGTCAACAATCGACAGCCGACCCCAAATAGCGGCGTTCGGCTTTGTGAAGCCGCCCTCATTGTCATATTGCGTCGGCAAACTCTGCCCATCCGCAATCTGCGTTTTGAACCGTGAACGGATTGTGTCAGCTACCGTTTCGCTTATCATTTGAACATCTGCCTTAATTCTTCAACAGTTGTAGCAACCATGCCAGCCGGAGATTGCTGACTGCTTCCATCTTCCAAAAACTCGATATAATCCAGATTGTTAGAAATCCAGACCACCTGATAGGGCGGCAATTCCGCTATGGCTGCCGCTCCTTTTTGAACGGTGGCCATGCCGTCCATATCTGTTTCATCCAACACCTCACTTGCGGGCGTTCCAATCGTTGTTTGCCAGTTGCCCCTTGCCCGGGCAGTATCGACCGGCGTTTTCTCGACGATTCGTTTCAGGGCTTCTAAGGCAATCGCCGCTTGCAACTGGGAAACCTTTTCAGGTACCGTTGCGGCAAACGCGCCGACCTCTTTATTAAATTGTGCGAGGTTGTCTAAACTCATTTTCTTAATTGCAACATAAATAATGCGATTTGCTCACCACTGTAAAGCGGCATCATATTGACGATATTCCATTCAAGCGTATCAATGACAATCACTGTCAATCCGGGTTCCGGCGTAAATTCAAGGCCATTTCCAGCCAGTGCTGTTTGTAAATCGCCCACCTGAATAACATCACCATCGATATATTTTTGTTCATAAGGGTAAGGCGGCATGATATTCTTGGCATAGCTGACCATATCGCCAACAACCGTTTCACCGGCTGTCGGGTCATACGCCCCATCAGGATAAGTTTTAATCACCGCCGCCTTACCAAATTCATCAAGCATTTCAACCGCCAACGGGACGAATGTTTCATCCATTTCTGTGGCATTGGCCGAAACGACCCCCGAAATACTGCCCCCGGCGATTAAGTTTTGATACTGAATATCAGGAACATCTGCAATCAGATTGAAACTATATGTTTTGAGCGTCAGCACACCATCCAGCGTGCAACTGACACGGATTGTATAGGTGTAACCAGACTGATACCCATTGGCCGTCGTTAGATCAATATCGGCCCCATAAAAGCCCGTTTGACCGTCGATCTTTGCCATCGTTCCGCTTACAGCCGGATCCATTGCGACAAGCCCTTTGTACAGTTCATAAGACGGCGTATCGGATGGGTCAATAGCCACACCGGTTCCATCCAACGCCTGAAAGTTGAATGGTAAATTGCAACCTAATTTGTGTTCGCCAATATACATTAGAATTCCGGTTTACTTGGTTTTTTGGGTATTAAATCTACCGATGCTTGTGTGGCCAGCCCTGAAACATCCGCCTTGGATGCGGTTCTACTGGCCGCGTCGGTTGTAACTGACTCGCCATCCAAAGTTGCTTTAACATCGTCGCCATCGAAATTAAGTCTGTCTGTTTTGGCCTTGATCGCATTGATCTCGCTATCTTTTGTGCCTGCCGTCAAGGTTCGAGAAACTGCACTCCAAACTGATGTTGCAATATCAGCCACAAGAGAACCGAAAGATGTCAATGTTCTTGTTCCTACAGACCAGACTGCTGCTGCATTATGGGTGCTGAATCCGGTTGCTGTCAGCCAATTGCTTTGATTGCCTTGGAGTTCATTAGTATCGGCCAAAATCGCATTGATGTCCGCCCCGTTGTCATTGGCGGTTTGGGCCGTCCCGGAGACCTCCCGGGTATCGACCTGCAGCTTATCACTGCCAAACAGCGAATCATAGACATTGGCAGCCATCACCATAATCCGTTCGCTGGCGGCTAAGAACACATCGTCATCCCGCAGCGACACCAGCATCGGCCCTAATGTGTCGGTGTTGGCGGCGGTCAGTTTAATCGCGGCATAGCCGTCTGATTTCTCCGTGATCTCGTTGGCCTGCCCGCTTCCGGTCAAAGTCAGAGCTGTCCGCGTCGGGCCTTTATAGATCGCCGCGGTGATGTCGCCGATAACCAGTGATGACGCAGGGGTTGTCCCATCGAGCGAGCTGATCAAAGCCCGCTCGAGAACAATCTCAACAGCCGTGTTTTGCTTGGCATACATCATCGGTTATGCTTTACCTTGCTCATGAATATATCGTACGGAGGATGCCACAGCACCTCACCGGACTGGAATACCCCATCGGCGGCAACGGATTTATCATCGCTGATGGTCGTCCCGGTTCCTTCATCCATTTTGTAACGGACATTGGACGAAACACCAAAAGCTCCCCATGATTCCCAATAATCATCCCGACCATCCGGCGGCCAGAAAAGCGCGGCTGCGGCATCCCAAAACCGTAGATGGTCCACCCCGGCATTTGTGGCAATAACCAGATTTGCGTCATTGGCCCAAGTTGCGGGCGTAAACGATTCCGACCAGTCGGTATCTTCGTATTCGTAATACTGAAACATAACCCGTTTATCATTTGGGTCATTGGGGTCATCGATATAACTAACAAGCACCGGCCACCAGTTGCCGTCCGAGACCTGCTTATCGCTACGATGCGACAGTACAAGTTCGTTGGCATCGTACAGGTCAAACTGCAATTTGCCAGCCCTGACAGCAACCTCCCAGCCAGCGCCGCCATCCCGCTTTGAGATCAGCGTCTGATAGGGCTTGCGGGCGAAGTTGTTAAACCAAAAACTCATCGCCCAGCCCGCGCCGGAAATATCAAAATAGCTGTTATCTGGTATCGTTACGATACTGTTGGCATCGCCGTCAAGATACAGAGCATCCATCGGGTTCGCCGTTACCGTGATATTGACCTCGGCGACATTACTCGTCTCACCGCC